CAACGGCCACCCGCACGATTTCAAAATATAATGCCCACCAGCGCCATAAAGCCAGCGCCGCTGATGAAGCCAAAAATGGCTCCGATCAGACCCGCTGCGTTTATCATGCGCTCAACTTCTTTGTCATCCATCACTATTTACCCCAAAAACTTTGCGAAACGCATCGTCCAAAATCTTTTCTATGTCCTGTTCAGTCATGTGTTCTTTCCTTTGGTTTTTGATTTGGTAGATAATAAAGCCAATAATCGGGTTTATTTTTTTGATAATCCAAGCGGTATTTTTTCAACCTACCCATTTGCACAAGGCCATTCATTAGACCGCTAATAACGGAAGCGTTCATGCCCATGTTATCGTCGCCCATAATGTTTTTAAGTTCTGGAACTGTGTAGTCTTTGCCGACTTCAAAAAAACTAATAATATGATTTCTTCGATCTTCCGATATTTTTAGCAATCGGATTTTGTCTTTTTGCATTTGTTGTTTGTTGGGTGTTTTTATTTGCATTGGAAGTGCTGGGCGTTTTCCCGATTTTGCCATTTCAATTTCAAATTCTAAAACATGATAACCCCAAGCAATTTCTCCAATTATCGCCGGGCGATGTTCTTTTTGGATTGCTTCTAATGCTAATTCTTTTCGATGTTTCTTTGGATCAGTTGCCCAAGCGCGAGAATTTCCTCTAATTGCTGCGTCAGATTTTGTCTGCTTTGTTGCTTTGATTTGTTTATCATTAACTTCAACAACCTTTGTTGTCTCGCACACGCAATTATCAACTCCGCATTTGTCACAAGTTTTATCCTTTACAGTTTTAAATTTTATACCAAACCGCTTTGCGTTGCGGCTTATTGTTGCCGGGGAAACATTTAATATCTCAGCCGTTTGGGTTTGATCTAACCCTTTTTCGGCGCACCGCACCATAATGCCAATATCGTTTTCTTTCAGCTTCACGTTCATTTTAATAACCCCGCTCCGCAAAGTCTTCATCAATATACTCAATTAACGTGCAGTGATATTGCTTTAGGATTTCATTGCTCAATCGCTTAGAAACTGGATCGGTTTTACCGGGGCGGCAAATGCTTGTAATTTCGCTTTCTATTTCACCCGGATCATCCGCCCATCCAATTCCCTTTGAGGCTTCGTAATAAACCTCAATATCCAATTCGATGCCTTTAATTTCAACTGCGGTTTTGATTGAATAATAATTCATGATCTGCTCCTGTTATTTGTATGCACTTTTGTATTGTGCATTTTACATTAGTGCAAGCGGTTATTTACAGAAATAATACCAATCCGAATAAACCAGTTACAAACAAAACTTCTCCTACAACTTCCCAATCCATAATCATTACTCCTTTTCTTTGATTAAACTGTAGCTGGCAATTTTAGCACCGTTATCAGTTGTGATGATTTCGGTGTGAATATCGTGGCCTTCATCCCGTAAGTCTTTAATTCGTGCTGCGAGTCTAAACGATCCGATATATTGCAGGGCGTCGATTGCGGTTATTGGCTGCGTTCTCATGTATTGCAGAATTTGTTTTGTCTGGGTTTCCATTTTGTTTCTCCTTTTACAATTGGATTTTTTTCAAGTTTACCAATTGGATTTTTTTCAAGTTTGGTGGGGGCCATAGCCCCCGGTTGGGTTAAACTTTTGCGGATTTCAATATACCTGACTTGCAGGCTTCGCGGTTCCAATCGGTGGTTCCGATAACTTCCCACCACCATTCTGTTTGTGCTTCTGGATGACCCTCATGCCAAACAGTGTAATACTCGCCTGTGCAGAAACAGATTGCGCCAACGCCAAAATCTTCTGCCTTGATCGCGTGTTCTTTGCCTTCCACGATATTGGTGGCGCCTTTGTGCCAAGCCCACTTGGTGCCAGCCTTGCCGCTAGCAACAGGATCAACATTTTGAGGATTAGCCAGCTCCACTTTGAACGTGCTGCCATTTTTCTCGACAAGCCAACCTCCAGTGGAATTGGCAATTGTGATGTCGCCAAGCAAGTCGCCCTTGGTGCCGTTTGTGAAATCAAATACTTTCATGTTTGTTTCTCCCAGTGTTTCTGTCTATACATTATATGTATATTACGTTTTACACTATTGCAAGGGGGATTTACAACTTTTTTTAAAAAAACTATTAATGCGCCATGTACCGTGTTGAAATTGAGGTAGAGGGGCAACCCGAAGGCAAGGCCAGACCGCGCATGAGCCGTTTTGGTCACGTTTACACGCCTCAGAAGACCAGAGAGTATGAGAAGCGCATTAAGGCGGCTGCGTGGGCTGCTATGCAGCGGGAACGATTAGAACCTACTAACAGGCCCGTTCACATAGATATGGTTGCTTTTATGGACATCCCGAAAAGCTGGTCAAACACTAAAAAGATTGCCGCTGAATTTGATGCCTTCCGACACACCACAAAGCCAGACTTAGATAATATACTCAAAGCGGCCTTAGACGGCATATCAGGGCCGCAGGGCGTTATATTGGATGATAAGCAAGTTCACAGCGTAAAAGCTAAAAAGGTGTTCTGTCACCCCGACAGAGGCCCGGTGCTTTATATATCGGTCTGCTGGGAATACGAATAATCTGGCCCATAAAGATCGCGCCACTTTTGAGGCTCTTTGTGAATGGCTACCTTTGTATTATCCCAGAGACCTTGGTGATGGCCTTCGCAAAGCGGGATCGCAGTTCTGTCACCTCGCTTCGCACGGCTAAAGCGATCATGGATCGGATGGTGAGCCGCCGTTGGGCTTTGCTGCACTTCTCCAAATCGCTCACAAATACAACACCCCTTCCGCCGCACTTCTTGCAGATAGTTTCCATCTTTCTTTTCCTTCGGTTTTTTAGGGTTTGACCACATTACTTATTTTTTACCGTTTTTAAATGTGCCAGCATGGCTATGCCATGAATATTTATGATCTAAATTTACTATAGTTATATGACCTCTAAGTTCAGAAAGTTTAAGAAACTGGTCAAAAAGTTCCACCCTTTTTTCATGGTTTTTTATAAAGCCGCTTTTTTCATCTGGAGAACTATTGCAATGATCCATTGGTTTTGCGCTGCAATCTGGGCATGGCATGGCCCTAATCATTATCTGTTTATCCGTGTAATGGGTCATAACCAACTGCCTCTGCTAATTTGCTCATGGCGAGTTCAAAATACGTCATAAACTCAGCCTGTGTCATTGCGCTAAATTCTGTGCTGTCCACATGGCGCACTATGCTGTGCGTAAGCGGCGATATGGTTGTCTTGTAATAGCCGCAAACCAATTTTAATTCATGGTGTAAGTGCTGCGCTGTGGGCCACATACCAGTGCTTTCACACGCGGTTTTAAGCGTTGACCAATACAGGTTGTGATGTGGGTTTGATCTTGTCCCCGTCACTGACAGATTAAAAAGCTGTCCAAATTTGCACTCTCCAAGACGTTCTGCGTCATGCTGAGAGACAGGCAGCAATTGCCCATCCCTCAACTCAACTTGAATTCTAGGCACTTTCATTAGAACGGTATTTCATCGTCCATATCGGCGGGTGTGCCTTCGGGAGAGTTAACAGGGTTCACATGGTTATCAGGGGCGCTGGGAGCCGCCTTAGAACCTTGAAGCGTTAAATTGTTAACCGTTACGCCCAGATATGTTTTGCCGTTATATTCGCGCTGTGTAAGCTCTCCGCTTACAGTAACCTTGGAGCCTTTGCGAACATATGGAACAACGGCTATGCCGCGCTTGCCCCAAAACGTGCAGTCAAAATACATGGTTGATTTGTTTGCGCCATAACCATCGTCAACGGCTAACGAAAACGAACCGAGTCCAGCCTTGTCCATTCCCCCCTCTTTAACTTCACCATCTTTGGTTGCAGTCCCTGCGATTGTAATGACTTTCATAATTCTAACTCCTTTTTGCGATCATCATGGGCTTCAACCATGCGGTTAAAGTCTTCCTCTGAAAGACCGACTTGGTTTATTGTTTTGACGTATTTTGGTTCAAACTTTTCAAACGCAGCCGCGCTGCAACCATTGCTATAGAAATCAACAACCGCTTGCACCCGGTCTTCTGGCGCTATGCTCATTGGGGTATGCTTTGGCGCTATTGTTTCGTTTTTGCGTTCAACACCCACCATTTCGTTAGCAGACGCATATGTGCCGCCATGTAGCCCAAGCGAAGCCAATGCGCGTCCAATTGCAGATGTTTCGCAAACTTCCAAGGCTGATGTTTTGGTTATGTACGATGAACCGCGTATTTCTTCCGCAAGTCCCGATCCAACAATAAAGCCGTCTTTGTCTTTAATGATTGCTCGAACCACCACTGTTTGCTGGTCATTATAAACCAACTCTGTTTCGATGCCGTAGTTGCCGCCAAACGTAATGCGGAAGGCTTCCATTCGTGTGGAAACCTCTGTGTATGATTTGCCGCCCTTTTGCATAACGCCGTGAGATTTGTTTAACTCACTGACAAGCTCCATAGCATCGTGGAATTTTTTAATCTCGGTCATTATTGATCTCCCTTAAAGTCTCTTATTGTTTTGCTTATTTTTTCGATTGCACCGACAGGAAAGTTTAGCTTGTTGTATTCGTCAAAGCTAATTTCTTTCTGTTCAAATTTTTTCGAAACTTCCATCCAGTGTTCCGTTAGCAATGTGTACATATTGCTAATTAATAACTCTTTATCTTGTGCGTTCATTGTTATTTCTCCCATTGTCTGCATCTTGGGGTTTACAATAGATAAATGCGGGTGTAAAGCATAAATTGCAAATAATTGATGGAGATTTAAATGCTAACGCCAGACGAAATTCGTGAAAAGTTGGTTGACGTAAACATGAGCAAGATTGCTAGGGAAACAGGTTTGACGCGCCCGACGATATATAAATTTCTAACCGGGGCTGAAAATATGCAGTATGATACCGTGAAGAAAGTTTCGGAATATTTTGAAAGGGAAGGGTAATGTCGCACCAAATGACGGCACTTGCTATGGAGCAGGACTTAGCCCCTGCCCCTAAGATTGTTCTGTATTGGATAGCTAACCACCACAACGGCGAAACTGGCTTGTGCTTTCCTAGCATAAACAGGCTGGCAAAGGTTTGCAGAATGTCCCGGCGATCCGTTGAAAAACATATAGCCGATTTAGCAGGGCTTGGCCTTATACAGGTGACACAAAGGTTTCGCCCAGAAGGTGGCAAGACTTCTAATAGCTACCAGTTACTTCTCAAGAGTTCCCAGGACTTCCATACCGATGCGCAAAATCTGCGCATACCTACTGCAAAAACTGCGCATGGGGATACGCAAAATCTGCGCATGAATAACCTTGGAATAAATAACCTTGGAATAGAAGATAATATATTGGTCGAAAAGTTTGATGATTTTTATAAAACCTTTCCAAGAAAGACGGCAAAAGGATCGGCAAGAAAGGCTTGGGAAGTTGCAGTTGCAAAGACCGACCCTGATGTTATTATTTCCAAAGCCGCTTTGTTTGCGGCAAGTGTAGATGGCAAAGACAA